GTCCAATTTTCAGGTGATGGGCAGCGCCAGCTTGGGCGTGGAGAAAGGCAGCGACGAGAGCCTTGCCATCGCGGGAGAGACGCTGTTCTACCTGAGCCGGACGGGCATTGCGGCGTGGAGCGGCGGCATCCCGCAGAGCGTGAGCGCGGCATTCGGCACGCAGCGCTTCCGCAACGGCGTGGCGGGCAGCGACGGGACAAAGTATTTCGTATCGCTGCAGGACGCACAGGGGGCGTATCAGCTGTTTGCCTTCGATACGCGCACCAACCTGTGGCACCGGGAAGACAGCACGCAGGCCGTGGGCTGGGGCTGGAACGAAGAACTGTACTGCCTTGATGCGACCGGCAAGCTCTGGATGAACGGCAACGCCAGAAGCGTGCCGCAGGGCGCGGTGCAGGAAGCACTGGTGGCATGGAAGGCGGAGTGGGCGGACTTTTACGAGTACACCACCTATTCGTCCTCTTCCACGGCGACACCAGAGAAGAAGGGCATCGGAAAGCTGCTGCTGCGGCTGGAGCTGGACGAGGATGCAAGCGTGCAGATCGACATGCAGTTCGACAGCGACGGCGTGTGGCGGACGGTGAAGACGCTGCAGACGGAAGTGAAGCGCAGCTACTACCTGCCGATCATCCCGCGCCGGTGCGACCACTTCCGCATCCGGATGACCGGCAACGGCGGATGCAGACTGTATTCGCTGGTGCGGGAAGTGTACAACGGCAGCGAACTATAAGAAAGGGGCGGACTATGGCAAACAGATACACATACGACGATTTTCAGAAGGCGATGCAGAGCAGCGGCCTCGGCGGGCAGTTCTCTGACGCTGACCTGAAGCTGGCGCAGCAGAATCCGGACGCAGGCATGAGCATCCTGAAGTACAAGCAGGACTACAAAAACGCCGCCACGGACGAGGCACGGGCGCTGGCCAACCTCGGCGCGGAGGGCATCCGCTCCAGCTACGGCGGGTACACCGGCGGGCAGCGGGGCGAGAACTTCTACCTTGACCCGCTGTCTCCAAAGGATTTTCAGAGCAGCGCAGCGCCGACCTACAAGAACAACTACGCCGACACCATCAGCGGCCTTTTAGACAAGCAGCTGGGCTATGGAAGCTATTCCTACGGCGAGGCGCAGCCGGAGTACAACAACCGCTACGACGCGACCATTCAGGACTTGCTTGACCAGATTGTGAACCGGAAGGACTTCAGCTACGACCCGGAGAACGACCAACTCTACAGCCAGTACCGCAAGCAGTACACGCGGGAAGGCCAGAGAGCCACGCAGGACGCGCTGGGCGCGGCGGCGGCAGCCAGCGGCGGCATCCCGTCCAGCTACGCAGTGAACGCGGCAGCGCAGGCGGGCGACTACTACGCCAACCAGATGACGGACAAAATCCCGGAGCTTTACCAGCTGGCCTACAACAAGTACATGAACGACTACAACATGAAGCTCAGCGATCTCGGCGCGGTACAGGGCGCGGAGCAGAGCGACTACGACAAGTTCCTCAACGAGATGCAGCAGTACAACACCAACCGTGCCTTCGACTATCAGGCATGGATGGACGAATACAACCGCATCAACAACGACCTGCAGACGGCGAGCGGGCTGGAGCAGCTGGACTACACCAAGTATCTGAACGACCTGAACCAGTACAACACCGACCGCAGCTTCAACTACGGGCAGCTGCTGGACGAGGTGAACAACCAGACGGCCAGACGCAGCGAGGCCATGAACAAGGCGTTGACGGCGGCGGAGCTGGGCGACAATTCGTTCCTGAACGATCTGGGCATCAACACCGACAACAACCCGACGGACTACGAGCGGCGCTACCAGCTGGCGCAGCTGGCCGCACAGTACGGCGACTACTCCGGACTGCGGGAGCTGGGCATCAACCCGGATGCAGCGGCGCTGAACCGGTTCAACACCACGGCAGCGGGCAAGTCCTCTTCCGGCGGGAGCCGAAGCGGCGGGAACATGAAGCTGAGCCAAGCAAAAGAATATGCGAAGCAGGGAGTTTTCACGGATGAAGTGCTGAGCGTGCTCAGAAGCAATGGATACAGCGACGAGTACCTGAAGGCGGCATACGGATATGAGCCAGAAGCCACCGGATACCAGATGTCGGCGGACGACATTACCAAGTTGAAGGGGATGTTCCCGGACGGCGTGATCGACGAGGCGACGTGGAACAGCTATGTGAACTACGGCGTGAGCGAGGCCACGCTGAAGGCGAACGGTTTCACGAAGGACGGCGGGACATCCGGCGGCGGGAATATCTCCGGCGTGACCGACTACGACAGCGCCATTGCCTACATGAAGGCGGCAGGGGTGGACGGCAGCGTGCGCTCCGGCCTGATGACCAAGAGCGAGTGGAGCCGCAGGAAGGCATCGCTGCAGCAGTACGGCACCGGCGGCACGGAGGTAAAGAACTACAACAGCTATGCGGACTACATCAAAGACTACTGCGAATATGCCGCCAGCAAGTAAGGAGGACACGGTATGGCATCCTTTTCTGAGTGGAGCAACAACAAGATGAGGCAGGCGACCGGCACGGCGAAGACGACCGGCGCGACGCAAAAGGCACAGTCCTTTTCTGCGTGGAGCAATCAGAAGCTGGGCAAGGAAGACACGCAGAATAACCCTGCCAGCGGCAACACGGCCTTCGACCGGAGCGGGAAAACCAGAGACGAGTATGACAGCAGCGTGCGGCAGAACTATGCCGCACGCGCAGCTGCATCTGATAAGCTGACGGAGGGTGAATACAACCGCTCTACCGCCATGCAGCAGAAGTACGGCAGCTATCAGAACTACCTTATGGGCGCGACAGCGGATGGGAAATACTATTCGCAGCCGGAGATCGGCAAGGACACGGAGAAGCTGCGCAACACCTACACCACCTATGAGGCAGCGACGCAGAAAGCGCTGACTGCCTATCAGGACGCTGCCAAGAAGCAGAAAGAAACAGAGGAAGCGCTGGGCAGATACGAGCAGAGCCTGCCGGAGCTGGAGCGGAGCTATGCGCAGAATCCGTCTGTATTCAACAATGCCCTGTATCAGACGGAGCTGCAGCAGTACAAAGACCTTGCGGCACGGTATGAGCAGGAAGCGGCGGACACGCAGAAGCTCTACAGCGACTATGAGCAGAGCTATGGAAAGTATAACGACGCGCTGAACGCCTACAACACCTACCTGACCGGCGAACAGGAGAAGTACCAGAACTGGCGGGGAACCGTGCGCAGCGACAAGGACGCAATCAATGCAGACATCGCGGCGGCGGATACCAACATTCAACAGCTGCAAGCGCAGCAGAAGGAGCTGCAGAAGCAGGCGCAGCAGCTGATGAACAAGGTATCTTCCCGGCGCGGCGGGACGAATGAGCTGATGCAGTGGAGCCAGCAGGCACAGGCACTGCAGGCGCAGGCCAAGGCTATGGACGGCCAGATCGCGGAGGCGGAGAACGCAAAGACGCTGCTGCAGGAGGAGCTGAGCTGGGCGGACTATTATCAGTACGCCGACTTGTCGGCGGACGACAAGGCGCTGGGGCAGTACGGCAAGGGCAACATCGACCTGTACAACCGCCCGCAATACAAGAACCCGGACGGAAGCATCTCCACCGTGGACAGCGCAAGCTACAACATCGACGGAAAAGAGGTGCTTCTGCCTACCGTCTGGATGAAGGACGGCAAGCCGTACCACAGCCACGATGACGAAGAGATTCTGCAGCACTACGAGGAAACGGGCGAATACCTCGGAAAGTTCGACACGCCGGAAGAGGCGAACGCCTACGGCGAGCAGCTGCACAGGGCACAGGACTTCTACTACGGCAGCCAGTATAAGAGCACAAAGACCGGAGAGCCGAAGTTCAACGCATGGACGGGAACCTATACGGATACCGGGTACGGCGACATCCTCTACGATTACATCAACAGCGACGAGGACGCGCAGAGTATGCAGGGGCTGAACGATCTCGGCGGGACGGGAACCCTGTACGCCACCACCCACGGCGGCTGGAAAGACCTGCCGGAGGATGTGGTGAAGACCTTCAACTACCTCTACGCGCAGGACACTGCCAACGGTGACACGGAGCACAAGACGGCATACGAATACCTCGACAAGGTAGCCTCCAAGGGGTATACCGGCATTGAGGCGATGACCTACGGTCTGCTGCAGGGCACGGGACTTGCATCTGTATCTGCCACACTGGGCAGCGCGCTGGGCGGCGAAGAAGGGCAGGAACGCAACAAGGAATGGTACGGGCAGTTCCTGAAGAATGCGGCTGGTGCGAAGGAAGAACACGGCGGTATGTACCACGCGGGCAGCATCGGCGGCAACCTGATGCTGATGTACGGCGTAGGCAGCGCGGCGGGAGCCGGAGCCAAGGCACTGGGCATGAGCGCCGGGGCGCTGAGCACACAGATGGCAACAGGAGCTATGAGCTTTGCCGGAGCGAATGCGCTGCAGAACGCGGGCACAGCGGCAACCGGATACATGAGCAGCGACGATTACCTGAAGGGAATCGCTGTATCTGGCGTGCAGGGCATGGCGGGAAATCTTGCTGGCGGGCTTGTGGGAAGCGGCATGGCCAACCTGCTGCGCGACAAGGGGCTGATGACACCATTCATGGAGTTCGTGCGGCAGACGACCAGCGGCATGACCAACGCAACGGTCAATCAGGCGGTGGGCTATGTGGCGGCGGACGAGAAGCCAAGCAACGAGGACATCGCGTCCGGGCTTGTGACGGCCTTCGCCTTCAGTGTGCTGACGGGAGCCATCAGCACCTATCAGACCACACAGGCCCAGAAGGCGAACATGGAAAGCGCCTACAAGGTGATCGAACAGGGCTACAAGGCCATGATGAGCGGCACGGAGAACATGACGGCAGAAGCCAAAGCGCAGCGGGCACAGGTTATTCTGGAGCAGACACAGAACCTGCGCAAGAGTGTGAACAGCTACTACATCGCCGGACAGCAGCAGGCGGTGAACGAGCTGAACGGTGCGCTGGACATCATCGAGCAGGCCATGCAGAACTATGTCAGCGGATACAACGCTGCCTCTGCTGCGATGCAGACACCGGGGAATCTGCTGCCGGGAGCGGGCAGCACAGGTATGCTGCCGACCGGAGACGAGGCACCACAGGCACCGACAGACCCGGCGCTGACACAGCAGGTGGAGCGGGGACTACAGACGGCAATCCAACAGGGGCTGACGCAGCAGCAGCCACAGACGCAGAGCGGAACGCTGGCAGCGGCAGCGGCGCAGCAGACGATGCCGGAGCAGGCACTGGCCACACAGACGGCACAAGGAGCGCAGCCGGAAACGGTGACGCAGACCATCGAGCGGGAGCTGGTGGAGCTGGGCGAGCAGCCGCAGGCAGCACAGAAGACGGCACAGAACATCGAAGCCTTCCTGCGCGGCGAACTGACAGACGGGTACGCCGTGACGGAACTGGTGAACAATCCAGCAGCCACGCAGGTGCTGCAGCGGATGATGACGCAGCAGGCGGAACAAACCACACCGGCGGCGGAACAGCGCACGCCCAAAACGGCACAAAACGCGGCGCTTCCGGTACAGCAGGAAACTGCGATGGAACAGCCGGGGATGCTGCCGACGGCGGCGGAGGCGGAAAGCCGCACACTGAATAATGGAACCATTGAAGGAGGAACGAGCTATGGCACAGAACAGCAAGGGTACGATGCTGCCGACGGCGGGGCAATCCAGCTACCTGATGGAGACGGAAGATGGATTCCTGACGAGAGTACCGGCGGACAAAGTGGAATCTTGGCAGAAGGCAGACCACAGCGCACCGCTGAACAGAGCAGAACAGCGGTTGAAAGACAGAATACTGGACGAGCTTTACGGCTCCAAAAAGTAAGCAGCCGGGAGCTGGGGCTGGAAAACGGCACGGACGCGCAGACGCTGACGGTACTGCCGGAGAGCGAATGGGACGAGGGACTGCAGCGGACGGCACAGCGAGTGACGCAGGAGACCGGAAAGCCTGTGACCATGGTGCTGGGCGGCATCCAGATCAGAACCAGCGGCGGAGGTATTGCCAGAGCACGCGGCGTGTACAGCGACACCGGCATCATTCTTCAGGCGGACAACTTCAAGCTGAACACCGACCAGATCGCCGACCACGAAATCTTCCACGACTATGCGGACAACACACCCGGCCTCATTCAGAGCGTGGAACAGGCCATCGTGGAGCAATACGGGCGGGAGGAGTTCGACAAAATCCTGACCACATACATCCAGAAGCTGCGCGGCGTGATCGACCTGCCGGAAAACGCAACGGACGCGGAGATCGAAGATGCACTGCTGGACGTGAAAAACGAAGTATTTGCAGATGCGTATGCAGGCATCAACGCCTTCGGCGCACACGCGGAGAAGTATCAGAACACCACGCGGCAGACACTGGAGGAGCGTGGCGTAATCACCAGCCGGGAGAATGCGGCGGCAACTGACCGCAGAACGGGGCCACCCGAACGCTTCAGCTATGCCGGGGCGAACGCAAACGGCGCGAACCTTGAAAGCCTGCGGGAAGCACAGGCGATGCAGGAGGCGGGAGCCGACATGGAGAGCATCCGCAAGGCGACGGGCTGGCACCGGTTTGCGGATGGCAAGTGGCGGTTCGAGATCGACGACAGCAGGATGCAGCTGCGCACCGACGCGGCGAATATTCCCAACTACACCACGCTGGGCGAGCTGGTGGATGCGCCGGAGTTGTTTGAAGCCTATCCGGATATGGCGGATTTGAGCGTGACATTCCACACGCTGGAGGATGGGCAGAACGGCGGATACAGCTGGAAGTTCGACAGCATCGAGCTGAGCCGCGACCTGAAGAACAGGCCGGAGGCGCTGCTGAACTCCCTCATCCCCGGGGG